CGCAACAACAGAAGGCGGGCGCAAGCCCGCCTTCTGTCTCTCACATAGATGTATGACGCTGCCGCCGTGTCATCGAGGCGAGAGTTTTGGCCCGACCAATTTCACTCCGTCATAAACCCGCTCGCAGGTGAGCCCTGCGCTTCGGGCGCGGCTAGCCGCTTCTGCCATTGCTCGGCCTTCTGATTCCATCTCTCCAAGCACGTCGGCAAACACTGCGGCGGCGTCTGTCCTTGCCTGGCGCTCGCCGGCAGTTCCGGCATTGCAGGTAGCGAGCTGAGTGGCGAGCCGCCCGGCTTCGACCCGCAGCCCTGCAGCAGTAGCCCCAGCGCGATCAGCAGCGCGCCGCAGATCTTCAAGTTCGTCATGGCCTTTCTTTCCTTCTCCGTCCGCAACCGCCTGCTGTTTCTGCTCGATCACTCGAACAACCTTGACCGCTTCCACCTGGTGCTGAGCGATGCCCTCGCCCAACCGCCAGCCGTTCACCTTCCAGCCGGCTACGAAGCACATCGCAGCCACCACCCCGTAAATGGTGCTGCGCTCCATCAGCGTCCCGATCATGCCAACACCTCCTGCCCAGCCCGCCAAAGCGCCAAGCGCTGCGTCTCGCCGTGGGTACCGCCGTTGATGCGGCGCGTGATGTCCTCAAACCGGCCGGCGTCTGCCAGCTCGTTCAGCCCGCTGCTGGCCCAGAACCACGCCGCGGACAGCGCCGCCCATTCGGGCTGCTCAAGAAGCTCAGGGTGCGATATCAGATCCGCACCGATCGCAGCACCGCATGCTCGATAGTTCGCGCGGCCGGTGAGCTGGATAAGCCCGCGCCCTCGATACCGCCAGCCATCCCCGCTCTCGACAGAGCCGTTACCCAGGCGGTGGGCATAGACGTGATTGGCGATGCGCTCGGGCTTACGCTCCAAGCGGCGGGCCAAGTCATTCGGGTGGCCGTCGGCTGCGCGGTACCGCCCGGGCCAGGTGGCGGCAAGACCAGCAGCGCTGTAGTTGAGGTTCTCGACGAGCCGGCGTAGATGCCCGGACTCGTGGCCGACCTGAGCAAGAAAAGCGGCGCGGCGCACTGGGCTGTCTATGCGAAAGCGCGTCATGGCGCGGTTGAGTGCTGGAACAAAAACGCCCGCGACAGGGCGGGCGTTTGGAAGGATCTGCAGCAGCTGCTGCTCGGTCAGGGGCCGCATCGGTTTTCTCCAGGCGAAAAAAAGCCCGCTTGAGAGCGGGCCTGAAATCGACCACCGGGCGGAAGGAGCTGCGCCGATGGTGGCCTTATGATGTCATTCAATCGTGAAACATGTCACTATTTGCGGCTGCGTCAGAGGAGCAGTGCATGAGCTACAACGGGAACGACCGTCGCAAATACCCGTCGCTACGAAAACACGTCGAGGCGTTGCTGAACGCCGGCGCGACGATTACGAAGCGGGAGCCCCTGCAGCTTCTGTTTAAGGGCCAGGAAATGGGCGTTCGTCACGGCATCCTGCTATGCGAGCCAACCCCGCAGGAGCTGGACGAAGCTCTCGGCTTGCTGGCCCGTGGTGACAGCGAGAGGCAGTCGGAAGCTCTCAAGATTTGCCTGAAGCAACTTGAGGCGGCACTGGCCCCCTACCCGCCGTTCCACTCCGCGCGCCTATCCAGGCGAGGTAACACAGCGGCAGTTGGCTAAGGTAAAAAAAAGCCCGCACTAGGCGGGCTCGGAACACCACGACTGCAGGCGGGGGCGTGCCGCAGGTAGTGGCTCTATGATGGCATCGCTTTAAGCAGTCCGCTGCGCTATCGCGGCTTTCATTGACCGTCGTCATTGGCGATTGAAATAGTCAGCCGACAAAGGCAACTCATAGCGCCAAGTCAGTGCCGGTGTAGATCGCCGACTCATCTCCGGGATCAACGCAACCAGCTTCCAGGATCAACGCAGGTAGATCCTCGACGATACGGTCATAGGCTTGGTTGAAGCCAAGATAGAAGCCCATAAGCACGCAGGCCAAGCCGAAGGCGACTACTGCCGCCACCCGGCGGATCGAAGCACGCATTGCAAATCCTTTTGCGAATGGTCGAGTAGCAATCCTGCAGCATTCGTGGCGACGACCGGACGGCCTACATCACACATCCACATCAAAGTGCGGTAGATCCGGAGCCGGACCGGTGATCAAGCCGTCAGCGATATAGGCCTTGCTGCTCACCGGCACGTCGACGCCGCGAACGGTAACGCGGGTGCCGGTGCGCAGTTCGACCTCGCTGAGGCCGCCTGAGGAGTTGATGCTTCGTACCGTGGCAACGGTGCGCACGCCACCGGGCAACAGACCGATGAAGCGCTTCCAGGGGTTAGTGGTGGCCATCAGTGGTGACGCTCCAGTTTGATCACCTGCTTCACGCGCACTGCCCCGGTACCCTCGGCACTGATATCCACCGCCAGACACAGGCCCACCCAGGCGCCGGCTGGCTCCGGCACTCGGCAGAGCTGTGCCGGCAGAACCAGGCCGACACCGTGGTCATCGTTTACGGGGAACAACGGGATAGTGGTGCTGACGATCTCGATGTTGCCGCCCTTGCTCAGCTCGTGGATGCCGCGGGCCTGGTTGGCCGGCTGATCGGTCAGCCAGTCCTCGAAGACGTCTGGCGTCGGGTTGTCGCCAGCGGTGCCCGCGCGACGGACAAGCATGCTGCACCCGTGCGAGGTGCCCGAGGTGTAGCAGGCATTCCATGCCGGTTGCGGGGTCCACTCGCCACCAAGCTCGGTCATCATCGCCGGCGGGATGATGCGGCTGATCGGCGTATCGACGTCATCCCAAGCCCAAGGCGGCGCCGGGTAACGCGGAACAACCTCCACCTGATCCGCATCGCGAGCAGGGCGCACTACACCGCCGACGGTATCGGCGAGCCGCGCGATTACCTGCATGGCGGTCTGGCCCTGGTAGCTGAGCGCGCCTGCCGGGAACGTCCAGTCTGTCGCCTGCCAATCGAGCGTGAAACCCGTATTCAACAGCTCGGCCTCGGCGGCCTGGGCGGCATTGATCGGGGCGCTGTTCAGGCTCGTGCGCAAAGGTGCGTAAGGCGCCGCTAGCAGTTGCGGCCGCGTGGCGCCGCTGATGCTGTAGGCCTCTGCCGGGAATCGCAGTTGCCGGCTGTAGCGCTCAACCAGCAGCACCCACTTCCAGCCGTTGATGTCCAGCTCGACTGACTTCGCGCCGTCGGCATCGGGGCGCACCAGGTCGAGGGCGGCCTGGGTGAAAATGTCAGCGCTGAACGACCAGCTGAATGAGTCGGCATCGAGGCTCACGCGAATGTTCTTCGCCTCGATCGGCGTACGGCTGGGCAGCACGACCAGGTTGACGGTGTTCGCGATCATGTAAGTATCCAGTATCTCGGGGTCGGGCGGCGGCTCTGGCAGCGGCTTCACCGGACCCGGGTAGTCCACGTAGGGCATGTCGGTCAGCACGCCATCGACTTGCCGCGCCCTCCCCCATGGCAGCCATGCGCGGCGGTTGAGGCGAGTAGCGGACTGCCAGACCACCCGAGCCGTGCGCATGTCGGTCGGCTGGATGACCGGCGTCGCCGGCACGTAGCGGAAGTCGAAGAAAACCTGAGGCGAGGTGCTGGGAAAGTACGGCCGCCCGCCGAACTCGAACACCAGCGCACCGCTGCCTGGCACGTAAAGGCTAGCCCCGCGTCCCGCTGGGCGTACTGCCACGCCTGCGGCGGGGCCACTTCAGCCGGTGCATGATCTTGCCGACGCGCATCTGTGCCGGCTTGTCCCAATGGCTCGGGTCAATGTTCAGCGCCTTCTCCAGGATGTGAGCCCCCGTCACGCTGTCGCCGATGTGCCGTTTCAGGTACTCGATGATCGGCTCCTCCCACATGTCGGCCTGGTAGCGTTGGTCTTGCTCAGCCGCGAACAGCTCGGCCTCGTCGCGCTCCACCCACCACACGTGGCCGGCCTTGTAGCAGGCAACCGCCTCAGCCCATAGCTGATCGCGGTCTGCCCGCAGCCCTTCGACATCGACCTTGGTACACATCACCGGCCAGTAGCGCCGGTTGCCCGTGTCATCCTTCAGGTACTCGTCCTGGTTGGTCGTACCGACGAACACACACTGACGCGGCACATCCAGCACCCGTCGCCCGTAGCTCTCGCGATAGGTATCAACCGAGGCCGAGAAGAACTGCTTGGCCCGCGTCGACTCGGCCTTATTGAACGCATCCAGCTCGCCCAACTCGACGATCCACTTGCCCCGGATCGCTTGGTAGCCATCCTTGTCGCCCAGGTTGAATGGCGTATCCATGAACCACGCGCCGCCAAGCACCGACATCGACGTCGACTTACCCGCCCCCTGGATGCCTTCGAGGATCAACACCGAGTCCGCCTTGCAGCCGGGCTGGAATACACGCGCAACAGCTGAGATCGGCCAACGCTTCGCCACCTTCCGGGTGTAGTCGCTATCGACGACACCGAGCCGGTCCTGCAGCCACTGCTCAAGGCGCGGCGTTCCGTCCCATTCCAGCTTTTCCAGGTACTCGCGGACCGGGTGATACGCGTTGTCATGCGCGACCGAGTTCACCGCCTCCAGCACCATGGCCGACTTCACCCGCAGGCCGTACACGTCCGCAAGCCATAGCGTCACCTTGATGTCGTCGAGGTCGCTCCAGTCGCCCGGCGCGCCACCATAGGGCGGCGTCCGCATCTTGCGAATCTTCGAGGCGAACTGGTCATAGGCGATCACGCCCTCCCAGCGCCGGTCGTTACCAAGGATCAGGGCCACGTTGTATGGGTGGCCGATCATCCCGCCCTTCTCCGAATACTGCAGCTTCTCCTGCCAGCTCTCGACCGTTGATGGGCGGACTACGGCCAGCACCTGGCGGCGCACCGCCTCCAGCCCTTCGGCTGCATGCAGGTCGTTGAAGTCCGTCCACTTGTCCTCGCGATCCGCATCGAAGATGGGCAGCACAACCTCCCCGCCAACGATCAGCGCCGCGTTCTCGGCCTTGATCTTGCCGACATTGACCGGCTTGCCCTGAATCACCGTCTTCCAGTCATCGTCGGCACAGAACACCAGGCGCCGGCCCGGGTAACGCACCCGCAAGCCCTCGGCCACCGGCAACAGGTTGCCCGCATCGAAACAGCAGGCCACCGTCAGCGACGTAGCCATGTGCAGGCTTGCACCTGTCGCGTAGCCCTCGCACACCAGAATCACGTCACCCGGTTCGGGATCGGGTCCGAACAGATGCACCGCGCCCTGCTTCTCCAACCCATAAGGCCAATAGGCCTTGTTCCCACCGAACCTCGGTTGCACCTCAGGGAACAGCACCTGCAGCCCAACAATGTCCCACGTCTTCACGTTGCGCATTGGCACTAGAGCGGTGCCGCTCTTGCGCTTGTAGCGCAACCCGAACCCGCCGACGCCCTTGCTCAGCAGGTACTGGCTCGAACCCTTCTCTTCCAGGTGCTTCCACATGCCGGCGGCGCGGCGCGCGGCGGTGCGATGCCTGCGCGCCTCGGCCTCGGCCGCCTTGCGCTGACCCTCCTCGGCGCGGGCCTTCATAACCGCCCGATCTTCCGCAGAAAGCTTGCCGCCCTTGGGCTTGATCTTGTGCCAGCTGCCCTTCTCACCGGAGCGCCAGTCCCCAAACGCACCGCAGTAGAAGGTGTTGCCGTTACTGGTCAGGTGCTCATAGATCACGTACCAGCCGGTTTTCTCCGGGGCCTTGTCGCCCTCCACCTCGCAGCGGGTGCGCTGGCCGATCACCAGCGGCGTCACCGGCTTCAGGTCGCCGGCCTGCAGCTGGGCCAGCACATCGTCCAACAGTTCGTGACGATCAGCCATCAGCCAGCCCTCCGCTCGTAGCGCGCTTGGCACGGCACGCACATCGTGCAGCCCCGGCCCTTCATCGCTTGCAAGCGCTCGGCAGGTATCGGCTCACCGCAACTTTCGCAGTCAGCAGTCACCCGCGGCGAGGCAGGCTTGCGCGCAGCCAGCGTCTGCTCCACCCGTTCCAGCACCAGGTCATTGGCGCGATCAGCAATGTCAGCCATAAACCACCCCCGCGCGATTTGCTTTGCGCACTGCCGCGCCCAGTCGGAACACCGCATGCACCAGGCGCTCGGCCAGCAGCTCGAACTCATCCAGCTCGTCGGCGGTAATCTCGCCATCATTCAAGCTCTTGCTCAGGTGCAGGGTCAGGCCGCTTTCGCGGGCCAGCATGTCGCCGATACCAGCCAATAGCGCGGCAGGCGTGTCCGTCTCGCGCAGGTCGGAAACGTCCACGCCCACCCAACCGATCGGGTGCAGAATCGCCTCAACGATGCGAGGGTCCCGTGTCAGATCCAGAATCAACTCCAGGTCGCGGATGTTCGGCGTGTGAGTGGTATTGGTCAGAGAGAGCTTGTGGTTCAGCGTGGTGGGATTGGTATCGCCGTCTACGGCAGCGATGGCGGTGGCTCCGCCTGGATAGTCGCGTACAGCGTGGTGGAGCGCTTGTGGCAATGTCAGCAGCGCCCGGCGGGCGCGCTCAGCGGAACAGAACCGGCTTCGGCTCATGGCAGTTTCCCCAAAAGTCTGCCAGTGACCGCGTGCGCCCCTGTTGCTACAGTTGCGCCGTGGTCACTTGCTGGTGGTCACTTGCAAGCGGTACGTCTGTGGTGGATTAGCCGCTTGCAACCCAGTGGCGAGGCCCATGCTCCGCATGAGTCCCGCCGCTACAGCCCGCCCTATCTGTGGTGGAGACGGCGGGCAACCCAGGGCATCCGTGCTCTGGTAGGTGCGGTAGATCGTTTGGTGTGCAGGCGTACTCCGATTCGACCTACCTAACCCCGACAGCACCCAAAGCGCTGCCGGGAAAACCGGGCGGCTGGTTAGGCCGTCCGGTTTTTTATGTCATGCCGCCTGGTCCCGGCGCTCTCCTTGGCGGCGATCGCCTTCGCGGCGCTCTCCGTTGCGACGATCGCCTGCACGGCGCTCGGTGATCAACTCAGCTGGCGCTGGGAATACATCGTCGAGGGTGCACTTCGCCCCTAGGGAATTCAGCGCCGCGACAATCGCGCGGGACTCCGCCAATCCAGGTAAGCGCCGCCCGGCTTCGTAGTTGCTGACGCGCGACTGCGTCCAACCCAGCGCAGCTATAAGATCGCCCTGCTTGATCTGTGCCTTCTCTCGAATCTCAGCGATGCGGTTCATCTGACTCGCTCCAATCAACATGCGGCCATCCTAAACACGTATCGTGATACACGCAACACGATAAGTGAGAAAATTACATTACGCGGCGTGATAAAAAAGCCACATGGAAACGTTAGGCCAACGCATCAAGCGACTTCGCAACGCCAAAGGCATCAGCCAGAAAGCTCTGGCAGAGGTGTGTGGCTGGGAATCACAGTCTCGTATCGGCAACTACGAGAGCGATACCCGCACTCCTAGCCTGGCGGACCTTCTTCTACTGGCTCCGGCGCTAGGGGTCACTATTGCCGATCTAGCGGGGGGAGAGGACAGGAGCGGCTTGGCCGGCATGAGCACTGATATCAAGGGCTATGCGATCCGCGAAGACTTAGGCAGCACGCGTCAGGCCCCAGCGCCCGAAAGCGAAGCCGTGCGCGTGGGAGACGCCAGGGATGGAGTAGTGCCAGTGGTTGGGCAGGCAAAATTAGGGATAGACGGCTATTTCGAGGCCTTAGACTTCCCCGTTGGCCATGGCGACGGGTATCTCATGATTCACAGCGATGACCCGAACGCTTACGGACTTAGGGTAGTCGGCGACAGCATGCACCCCAGGATCAAGAACGGCGAGTACGTGCTGATCGAGCCCAACAAAGTTTTCCGGTCAGGCGATGAAGTCATGGTTAAAACCATGGACGGCCGAGCCATGATCAAAGAGTTCATCTATCTGCGGGACGGCATGTATCGCTTCGATAGCGTGAACCAGACACACGCACCTATTCACATCGCTGAAACCGAGATAGAAAAGATTCACCTCGTGGGCGGCATTCTTAAATCATCACGCTTCACACACGAGCGGAGAATTTCCTCACCCCAATAATCACGTTTCGTGTTGACTTTATAAACACAACACGTGATATTTACCTCGTCTCCACCACAGACGAGGTATCGCCTCATGGCAACCGCCACCCTGCACGTCCATCCAACGTGCGCATCCAACCGCTCGATGATTGAACGCTTGCAAGCCGCTACCGGCATGCTAGTGGTCATCAGCGGCGGAAAGCCCAAGCTCAAGCCCAGCGCGAAGTCGTCAACCACCCCGATCAACCCTTGGGGAGGTGACGCCGCATGAACCGCCTCCAACTTAACGCTACCGCGTTCATCCGCCTGCAGGCGCAGGTACGGCTCAATGGCACCTTTCAGCATCGCCTGATGGCCGAGAACCCGCGCCGCAGCGTGCTGACCAGCGTAGCCATCGAGCAGTGCGGCAAAGCCCTGCGAGTTGAAGTCACCCATAACGGCACGCGTAACACCGTGACGCTCGACCGCCAGCGCCAGGACAACCCTGCCCGCCTGGCCCGGTTCCTTGAAGAAACGGTGAACGGGGATGAGCCAATCAGCGTGCCCGAAACAGGCGAAACGCTGCTGGTCGACAACATCGAAATCGTGCTGCGCCAGGCGCTTCGTGCCGGTCGGGGCGCCTTCCTGTTCGATGCGGATGAACTGCAGCCCGAGCTGGTGATTAGCCGGAACCCCCACGGCAGTTATATCGCGCAAATTCGCCTCGATGACGCCACCAGCATGATCGTGCTGCCGGCCGATCGTCAGCGCGCGTATACCCAGCTGTCCGACCACCTGGCGATGTTCCTGCACGGCTACCGCGACGCCCTCGCGGCCGCAGCTTGAGGAGGCGCACCTATGAGCATGTCTCTCAAGTTCGCCGCCTCCCGGCTCGGGCTCGGGCACCGCACCCTGATGCAGCGCATGCGTGCCAAGGGCCTGCTGACCGAACATAACCTGCCGGCCCACCCTGATCGGGACAAGGCGTTTCTGGTAACGCGCGAAAATCGCTACCACCACCCGGACCACGGCCTGCAGTACCCGCGCACCACACGGGTGACACAGCAAGGTATCCCCTGGCTGGCCCAGCAGCTCGGCATCGAGCGCCCGCTACCGGAACCACAACAAGACCCGCGCGATGTCGCTTGAACCGTTCGCTATCTCGGGCGGCTCCGCCATGTGCGCCCGCTGGCCGCGCGAATACGCCCGCCTGATCCTCACGATGACAACCATCGAGGAGCGGCGGGCGGCTTTGGCGGCTGTGCCGGCGCACTTGCGCGAGCTGACCAGAACGCACGTAGAGATCGCCTGGAACCATCCCAAGGGGAACACCGATGGACAGCAAACTGATTGACTCGCTGCTGATCGAGCTGCTGCAGCTACCCGAACAGCGCCGCACGCCAGAGAAGATCCTAGCCAACCTCACACTGGCGGCAACCGCTGCCGGCGTATCACTGACCACCAGCGCAGCGCCCCTGCAGATCGAGCACCTGCAGCTGGCTGCAGCATTGGAGCGCCTGGCCGAGCAGTTGGGCAGCCAGTACCGCGCTCGCGCCATGCTGCGCCTGGGCGGCGGGATTGATGGCGTTGAGCTGGGCGCAGTGGTCGAGCCACACGACAGCAGCTCGCCCCTACCCCGCTTCGTCGCATTCGGCGCCACGGCCCGCGCGGCACTGGCCGGCATCAACCGCGACATCCGCGCGAGCGCGGCGCCCAAGGCAGCCATGCCGAAGGCGCGACGGTCGGGACGGCTTGGCCTGCACAAGCTGCAAGCCCAGCTCGATAAGGCTGCAACCGTATGAGCCAGGCACAGCAAGAGCTGCGCCTGCGTCCGGCGCCACGCCCCGGCACCGTCGAGCTGCTGTATCGCACCCTTGGCGACGTGCTCGTGCCCGTCGACCAGGTACGTGCCCGGTACTTCCGCAACCTCAACGAAGACAACTTCGCCCGAGCCCTCCACGCCGGCCGCGTTCCGCTGCCGGTCACCACCATCGACAGCAGCGCCAAGGCTATGCGGTTCATCGACATCCGCCACCTAGCCGTGCTGATCGACCAGGCCGCGGATGCTGCTGACGCGGCGCTGGACGAAGCAATGAACGTCGCAAAGGAAGCATGACCATGGAGCAAACCACCCGCCCAAGCCTCGACCGCCTGAAAAAACAGGCAAAGCAGCTCAAGAGGGAAGCCGGCATCACCCACTGCCAAGCGCTGCACCTAATAGCCCAGAACCACGGCTTCAACACCTGGCTGGGTCTGCGTGCCGCATACGAGCAGGAAACGAAAGAGGGACTGCTCCATGTCGGCTAACCAGGTGCAGATCCACTTCGGTGACGAAGCGGACGCCCAGGAATATTGGGCAACACGCGAGTGGAAGAAGTACGCCGTCGACATCGCTGCCGGCCCATACAAGCGCCCAACGTACCGCCACACGATGTACGTGCGCGCAAGGACCGCAGCAGAAGCCATCAGCGGCGCAAAGAGAAACCTGCTCAGCAAACCGCTCAAGCCGCGTTTCTCAGCACGCCTCGCCGGGCCGCGCGAACTGGGCTGCGTTCTGGCCCAACCACGATCCGCCACGTAACACCAACACCACGACAACCGCTGCCACCACCAGCGAACAACACCACAACGGAGTACGCCACCATGCAACTCGAAACCCACCAACTCTACGCTCTGTTCGCCATGCTCGTCGGCACCATCGTGCTAATCGGCCTCAGCTACTGCGCCGGCCTGCGCAGTGGCCGAGCTGCCGGCTACGCACAGGGCCGCTCAACCGCAGCCCGTTACTGGAAAGGGCTTATCAAATCCATCCAGGGCGACCTGGCAGAACTGCGCTGCATGCTGGACCGCGAGGAACAACTCACCGACAGCATCCGCAACCAGCTAAACACGCTGCGCACTGCGCTGCATCAGGAGCAGGCCGAGCACAACACCATCGTTCAGGATCTGCTCGACGAGCTGCAGCGCGAGCGCTCGCACGGCCTGACGCATGCGGACCATCAGATGCTAGTGCAGGTAGCCCGCGTGCTCGGGCATGCCGCCGCCCAGGCCCGCAAAACAGGCACATCCAAAACCAACCAATACGCCACGGCGAAAATCCAGGTCACCGAACTCGCCATCCGGGCCCATGTCGCAGCGACCGCACCCAAGCTGATGGCCGCGCTGGCCGAGAGCGACATCACCGACACAGACCTGATCGAGTGGCTGGAGAAGCATGCCGCGTGCTGCGGCGAGGCGGAGAGCGTTGTCTTGGAATTCCCGGTCGCAGTGCCGGCCTCTGGCCTGCCCCATTTGCGCGACATCCTCGCCCTGGCCGTCGAGCAGCAACGCGCCCGCCAGCACAAAGACAAGCTTGAGCGCGCCGAAGCGCTGGGCACCTGGGAGCGCGTCGACGCCGAAGTTCAACCAGCTGCCGCCATGTGCGCTTGAGGTGGAGGCAATGATCCGACGTACCTACCCACTGCGCCGCCTCAGCCCCGAGGCGGGCGGCAAAGCCCTTCACGACCTGAGCCGCGCCGAACAGCGCCTCGCCCAGCTCAACACCGAGCACCGCGCGCTGCAGCAAGCGATCCGCAGCGAACTCGGCACCGAAACCCTATGGCGCCTGCAGGCCAATGCCCGCAACGCCGTCGCCCTGCAGCAGCTGCAGGAGGAGATTGCAGCATGACCACACACCTTCAATCCCTCCCCGCGCAGACCGAGCAGCAGCCTGCCGCACCCTGCGACCACCAATGGACAGATGACGGCCTGCATCTACTGGTCTGCACCTCTTGCGGTGCACAGGAGAATCACGACCCAGGCTGGCAGGACATGGATACCGCGCCGCGAGACGGAACGCTGGTCCAATTGCTGGTCGAGTTCGACGAGCACGCCACTGAGGATACGGACGGACCGGCTCCGACAATCGGCGCGAACAACTACGACAATGACGGAGAGGATCGCTGGCAGTTCGCCGGATGGTGCTGGTCGCATGACCATTTCACCGAAGGGCACGGCACGCCTGTGGGTTGGCTGCCGATAGGTGCCCCCATCGCGCAGACCGCCCCGCAGCCGGAGCAGAGCCAGGCCGCCGCCGACGTGCTCGCCGAGCGGCGCCGTCAGATCGAGGCCGAGGGCTGGACCCCGGAGCACGATGACGCGCACAACGCAGCTGAACTCAGCGACGCTGCGGCCTGCTACGCGCTGTGGGCTGGCGGCCTCAACCCCGGAAACTGGAGCCAGTTCTGGCCGTGGGGTCACAGCTGGCTCAAGCATAGTGAGCCGCGCCGCATGCTGGTCAAGGCAGGCGCCCTGATCCTGGCCGAGATCGAGCGCCTGGACCGCCTACAAACCGGCTCGCCCGAAGGGCTGCTGCGCTCCGCGCAAGGTGGTGCGGAATGACCATCGCCACCGCATCCACCCAAGCCCAGGCCGTGCGACAGCACGGCGGCGGCCGGGCACCGCGCGCCCTGATGACTCAGCAGCCCGCTGGCCGCCGTGCGCGCTCAACCGGTGGCGATATAAAGAGTCTCTGCTGCGCAGCAGCAGGCATTATCGCTTTTGCTTCCAGCCCCTGCGGAGCCCACGCACACCCCCTGACAGGCGTGCGCCGGGCCGCCCACCCTCCTGCCCCGCTTCGCTCAATGACCTGCCCGCACGCGCAGCCTGGCGAGGGGTATCAGCAACATAAAGAACCCATGCGAGGTGGAGCATGACAGCCTTTCGCCGTCACGACCTCGCACAAGCCGTCTACCATGCACAGCTACCTCTGGACCTGCGCGAGTACCTCAACATTGATCTGTTCGCCGGCGGCGGTGGCGCCTCTGACGCCATGGAAGAAGCCACCGGGGAATGCGTGGACATCGCCATCAACCACGATGACGACGCGATCAGCATGCACATCGTCAACCACCCGCAGACGACCCACTACCGCGAGGACATCCGCCTAGTCGAGCCGCGCGTTGCGACCCAGGGCCGGCCGGTCGGCCGCCTGCACGCTAGCCCGGAATGCACGCACCACAGCCAGGCACGCGGCGGTCAGCCCCGCAGCAAGGAAAGCCGGTCGCTGTCGTGGATGGTCATCAAGTGGGTAGGCCAGACGCTGCCGCTGATGCTCACCATGGAGAACGTGATGCAGATCCTCCAATGGGGTCCGCTGGTGGCCAAACGCTGCCCGGACACCGGCCGAGTGATCACGCTCGACATGGTGCCGCACCCCGTCAGCGGAAAGCCGGTGAACCGCGTAGCCGAACCAGGCGAGCGCGTGCCCGTACAGCGGCAGTACCTGGTGCCCGACGTGAAGCGACGCGGCAAGACCTGGGCGCGCTTCCTGCACCTGCTGCGTGATAAGGGCTATCAGTTCCACTACGACAAGATGGTCGCAGCCGACTTCGGCGCTGCCACCACCCGCGAGCGCCTGTTTTTCATCGCCCGCCGCGACGGCGTACAGCTGAACTGGCCCGAGGCAACGCACGCCAAGGTGCCAGAGCCTGGCCAGCTGCCATGGGTGCCGGTGGCCACCTACATCGACTGGAGTTTGCCGTGCCCGTCGATTTTCCTCGACGCAGAGGCCGGCAAGGCTGCAGGCGTGCGCCGTCCGCTGGTCGGCAAGACCATGGAACGCCTGCGCAAGGGCGTGCGCCGGTACGTGCTGGATCACGCCGACCCGTTCATCGTCAGCGTCAACCATGGTGGCGCCGAGTTCCGTGGCCAGGCCGTGAACGACCCGGCCGCGACGATCACGGGCAGCCACGGCTTCGCTGTCGCACAACCACTGCTCGCCCCGTTCATCACCGAGCACGCCAACGCCAGCACCCAGCGCAACATGTCGGCGGCCGAGCCTGGGCGCACCATCTGCAGCGAGGTCAAAGGCGGACACTTTGCCGTGGTCGCTCCGGTGCTGGTGGGCGCAGGCGGCCCGAGTTACGCCGGCAAGCCGACCAGTTGCGAGCAGCCGGCCGGCGCGATCCTTACCGAGAACCACCGCGCGGTCGGCGTTGCCTACCTGGCGCAACACAACGGCGGGTACAACGCCACGCTCGGACGCCACCCAGCAGAGCCGGCCACCGCCCTGACCACCACCGGCAGCCAGCAGAACGTCGTCACGGCCAGCCTTATCACCCTGCGCAACGGCTGCACCGGGCGGGATCTGCGCGAAGGCGCACCGGCCATCACCGCCGGCGCGGACAACCTAGCGCTGATGGAATGCACGCTATCGCCCGAGCACCAGGCGGGCGCCGAGCGCGTGGCGGCGTTTCTGATGGGCTACTACGGGTCAGACAACACCTACGACCCGCGCAACCCAGCCGCCACCATCACCACCCGCGACCGCCTGGCGCTGGTGACGGTGACCATCAAGGGCAATCCCTATGTGATCGTCGACATCGGCATGCGCATGCTTACGCCGCGCGAGCTGTACCTGATCCAGGGCTTCCGCCCGACTTACAAGATCGACATCGGCCACGACGGGCGCCGGTTCAGCAACAAGGCCAAGGTCCGAATGGTGGGCAACTCAGTCTCGCCCCTTCCCTACAAGGCTTTGCTGAAGGCTAACCCGCTGTTCCCGATTGAAACGATGCGGGAGGCAGCATGAATAAGGCCTTACGGCGCGCGGCCACCCGCAGCAACGTCCCGGGCGTGCTCTGCATGTCTCTGCTGACGCCGCACTGCGACATCTGCAACCGCCCTCGCACCAAGGGCAACCACACCGCCTGCTCACGCCAGAGGCAGGTGATGCATCGATCGAAATGGGAGGCGAGCGATGTCAGCAGCGCACCAGTTTGAGCTTGAGCCCGATCGGGACAAGCTGACCGAAGAAGAAATGGCCGCTCGCATCGGAACGACCGTTCGAGGGCTGCAGACCCGCCGATACAGGAAGCAAATCCCCTACGGCGTCTGGAACAAGATCAACGGCGACATCATTTACAGCTGGAGGCGGTACGAAGCATGGCTCGAAACAACTTGGGACTGCCCACCGGAGTTGAGTTTGTTGGTACCTCAATCCGAATCCGCTTCACCTGGAAAGGAGCCGAGCCGCCCCGCCGCTGCGAAACGCTCAGCTACCCGCAAACCCAGAAAGGGATTGCAGCTGCCGCCAGCTTACGTGCTCAAGTAGTCCAGCTGATCAAGCATGGTGCGCTGACCGATGACAAATACGCCGAGCTGTTCCCGAACAGCCGGTACGCCATCACATGCAAGACGCCGTCCTTCGCCGAGTACGCCCAGGTATGGCTCGACACGCGCGAGATCGTCGACGGCACGCGTCGCAACTATCGCAACGTGCTCAACCTGTACTGGATGCCACACCTGGCGCTAAAACCGATCAGCGCCATCACCCCGTTCGAGCTGCGCAGGATCGTGGCCGACACGCAATGGACGTCGGCCACCACCAAGCGCGCGGCCCTGGTGCGGATTCGCTCGGTGATGGCGTCGGCGGTGGATGACGGGTGGCTGGAGAAGAACCCCGCCAAAGGGATCGACCTGCCGCGCAAAAACAAGCGCGAGATCGATCCATTCACGCGGGAGGAAGCCGAGCGGATCATCGCGTACCTGTACGAGAACCTGGCTGGCCGCCGCGTCGAGATCTACGCGGCCTACATGGAGTTCGCGTTCTTCACGGGCATGCGCCCAGGCGAGATCCGCGCGCTGAGAGAGGACGAGATCGACACCACCCAGCGCATCGCCCGGGTGTGTCGCATCGTGGTGGATGGGGATGTTGCCGAGCGCATCAAGAACCGCAAGCCGCGCAACGTCCTGCTGAACGATCGCGCACTACACGCGCTGGCACGCGCTCGGGCGATCAAGGCCGACATCAAGATCAAGACCGACTTCATGTTTCCACCCGCCCAGGGCGGCGAATGGATGAAAGACCCGGACGGGCCAACCGGCTACCTGAAGGAGGCCGTAGGTGCGCTGGGCATTCGCCCGCGCCGTCTGTACGATACTCGGCACACCTACGCGACCCTTTGCCTGATGTCCGGTATGAACGTGGCATTCATCGCCAACCAGCTCGGGCACACGGTCGAGATGCTGTTGAGCACGTACGCCGAGTGGATCAACTCGCCGTCCGACTGGTCCGAACTGGCCAAGCTGTCAACAGCTGCAATTGGTACAAAATTGGTACAGGCCGAAACGCCGCCACTCTGA